CATGCGGTTGTGGTGGAATGGCAGACACGCCATCTTGAGGGGGTGGTGAGCGTACGCTCGTGAGGGTTCAAGTCCCTCCAACCGCACCATTCTTATTGACTATTTAACAGATTGTAACGAATTGTAACAAACTGTAACAGATAAAGCATTTACAAGGATATTTGAAAGATAAAGAGTAACAAATTGTAACGCATTGTAACAACAATTTGCCCCTTTATTGCCCCTTTTAAAAACAAATATTTGCCCCTTTTATATGAGGGTTGAAAAAAGCCACTGCACATGATGCGGTGGCTCATTTTTTATTTGTTTGATAGTGCTTTACCCATATTAGTAATTGCTGCATTTACTTCCTGTTTCATTTCATCTGTTACATGTGTGTAAATAGCAAGTGTAGTACGTGGCTCATTGTGGCCAACACGTTCCATAATTGCTTTTAGAGGAACATTAGATTCAGCAAGAATAGAAATATGAGTATGTCTAAAGGTATGGGTGCTTACTGGTTTTGGGAAACCAAGTTTTTTTATAGTTCTATTCACATAATGTAGATCATATGGCAAACCACCATCCGTAACAAAGATATAGCCTAGGTCAGCAAATTTAGATTTCCATAAGCGCCTTGCTTGATTAGCAGTAATAAAATGATTAATAATCTGTACAGCCCTTGCATCTAATTTAACTTTACGGATAGAATGAACATTCTTTGGAGGCAATCGCATGGCAGGGTCAGAAAAGCTACCACGATTGGATAAAGTAGCGTTTACATCTATTTCAGCATTTTCTTTATCATAGTCTTGAGTGCGTAAGGCTACCATTTCACCAAATCTAAGACCAGTTAAAGATTGAAACTCACATAATAGGGATACATGATGATTGATAGCATCTAATTGTGATAGCAAATCTTTTAGTTCATCTTTAGTTAGAAATTTAGAGCGCTGTTTCTTGATGCGGTCAACATCAGCAACTGGTTTTTGAAGTTCTATATTGTCTAAGAATGAAATATCACGAATATATTCCATGCGCCTAGCGTATTTTAATGATTGTCTAATAAGACTAAGGGCCAGTTTTGTATAATTGTAGGAATACTGGCAAGCGAATTTATCAAATGTGCTTTGAATAATATATGGTGAAAGTTTAGATAGTAATATATCAGCAGGAAACCATTTCATAATCTGTTTGTGTAGATTATCCATACTATATTGTGTGGATGATTTTCTAAATGCACGCTTAGATTCTAAATATTCAGATACAACATCATTCAATGTCATATCTTTTGCAATATCTGTATTAGTGGCCAAGTCAATTTTATTTTGCAATTCAGCTTGTGCGATTTTGTAGGCTTGCCTACTATTACTAGTCAATGTAACAGATATTCTTTTTGTTTTACCACTATACGGATCCACATAGCGTTCTTGAAATTTATATTTAGTAATACCAGCTTTGGTAGTTACAGTTTCACACCACATTAAAAATACCTCCTAGGCTAAAATGGTATAGTAAATAAGCCTTAGAGGTATGTTATAATGTAAATATGCGGTGTCTCTAAGGCATCTATCCTCTATCTAGTAGTAGCTAGATAGAGGCTTTTTTATTTTGTCTAATATTTTTCTGTATATTGGACTATTAAAAAATATAGTCCAATATAATGAGATATATTGGACTATAAAAATATATAGTCTAAAAAAGATTAAAATATTAGACTTAACTATCTATAATACTTAATAATTTTGGACAAATAAATGTTCTGTTTTTAGCTTTATCTGAACTAATTAAAATATCTTGATCTACCATTTTATTCAAAAGTGTAAATACAGTTTGTTTACTAGCATTGATTTCTTCGATAAGTTGTTTACTTGTAAATATAGGATGCTGGAAAATAAAATCTAAAATTGGGATGAAGTAATATGATTTTATAGAATCGCCTAAAGATTTAAATTGCTCATATAAAGATAAGATATTTAAAGCTTTTTTTGTATTGTTATGAGATTCAGTAATTATGCCACTAAGGAAGAAATAAATCCAAGATACCCAATTATTATTTTTAGAAATATTGGCTAAATTATGAATGTATTCATCACGATTTCGTTCGAAGTAAGAACTCATATAGAATATGGGGGATGGAATAATTCCACGATAATAAAAGAATAAAGGAATTAGCAATCTGCCTATACGTCCATTCCCATCCTCAAATGGATGAATCATTTCAAATTGTGCATGAATAATAGCTGCTTGAATTAATGGATTTATCTCATCATAGTGTAAATACGTTTCTAGATTAGACATATAAGAGTCTGTTAATTGAGGGGAAACAGGTGTATAAGAAATAAAATCATAGCCACCAATATAGTTCTGTAACTTTTTAAAATCCCCTGGATGTTTAGTAGAACCACGAACATTATCTAGGAGAATAGCATGCATTTCTTTAATAATTTTTATTGTTAAGGGTTCTTTACTATCAGGATTTGACAACTGATTATATGGTGAAATTGTATCTAATGCATGTTTTAATGCAGAACGATAATTGAGGATTTCTTTTAACTCATCATCCTGAATATCAGTTTGGTTGCCAGCTTCATGATTAAGAATATCTTCAAGAGTTGCGTGTGTACCTTCTAATTTAGAAGATAATACAGCCTCTTGTGTAGTAATAGGTGATAAAAGCAAAACAGGATTAGGCGTATTCACTAAAAAGCCTTTATATTCACCTAGAGCCATATTTGCTTCTGAAGATAATTTAATTAATTCAGGAGTGAGTAAATTAAAAGTATCAAAAGGTAAACGTTGAGGTTCGTATGGTGGGGGTGCAGATCTACGTAATTCTGCAAGCCTTTCATCAGTAATATTAGACATAAAAGTTATCTCCTAAAAATAAGCAACCATAAGTAAACAGTAATTATTATAAAACATGATGATAGAAATCTATATCATTTTCTATTGGCGCAGAGTAAGAGGCATTTTTTATTTTAGTTAGCTGAATATGTTTTGATAATATATTGCCCACAATTACAACGATAAATAGATTTATCTGTAGTATCATCCATATGGATATGTAGCTGTTCTTTTAACTTAGGCAATGGATTATTACATTTACTACAGGTTAGTTCGTCATTTTTGATATACACACCACTATAACGAATGCCGTCTATATCGACGGCTTGTAAATTACCATCGTCTAAGGCTGATAATTCTGATAGAGCGTATATATTATCTAACATCTCTTTGTCAGCATCAGCTTCATCAATGAAATTAATTTTAATATTATCCATGAAAGTTAATTCTCCCTGTGTCTTTTAATTCTTCTAATCCGTGAGGAACTCCAACGGCTTTGGCTAAGTTGCATAGACTAGTGCAGTCATGATCCATAATCAGTTCGTCTGGTAATAATAACTCAACAGCGAATGCATTGGCTTGCCGTTCTAGTTTATTAGTGCAGTAAAATGTATGGGCTCGTAAAAATGGAACATTCGCATCTTGATGCAATAACGCATGACCAAGTTCATGGGCACATACAAACCGCTGCAGATGATAAGGTACATTGTCATTAATATGGATAGTCCACATACGAAAATGACAATCACAGTACCCAAGTAATTTCCCTAAGCTTTCAAAAGAAATCATAATATCAAGACATTTACACAACTCAAAAGGGTCATTGGTATTATGTGTAGTAACTAACTCTCTAACAATCCCCTTAATATCCATTGGCATCACTCCGATTCAGAATTTTTATATTTGTGAGGGGTGAATTTTTTTTGTGCTCGTTTTTTAGCGGTACGGATGGACATTTCCAATGATTCTTTTAAAAGCTCTCTAGTGATATCGTCCATTTCCTCACCGCCGTTATAAAAGGCAAGGGCTGCATCTGAATTTAAATCATCTAAAATAGATTGCAACCTTTTTTGAATATCTCGTTCTACACGAGGAGTAAATTCTTTTTGTGTGGTTGCAAATCGTGGATCTAAATCAGATTTTTCAAGTTTCAATGCATCCGCGATTTTTTGAATAGTACCAGCATTAGGCGTTGAGCGCATAGCGAAATATCCAGATAAAGTTGATGCGGGTATTCCTGTTAATTGTGAAAGCTCACCTTGTGTCATATGAGATGTATATTTTTTTAGGTTTTCAGATATTTCTTTACGAATTTTTCTATCAAAATCACTAAGTTGATTCCTTGCCATAAGCGAGTTCTCCTTTCTAAACTATCTATATTATAACGAATAAAATCGTTAAAATCAATATAAACAGAAAATAAAAACGATAAAATTCGTAGTTAAATTCACGGAATTTGTTGACGTAACGAATAAACTCGTTTATATTAGTGTTAAGGAGGTGATGAAATGGTAATCACTTTAGAATCAGCACGTATCAATGCAGGATACAGTCAAAAGGAAGCTGGCGACTTGTTTGGTGTGCATTATCAGACTATCGCTAAATGGGAAGAGGATAATACCAAAATGCCATTTGATATGGTGAATAAGATTCCTGAAGTATATGGTATTGAACATAATCATATTTTTTTTGGCATTAAAAACGAGTTTATTCGTTCTATCAGAAAGACCGCAGAAACCTATAAGAAATAAAAGGAGATTATCAAATGAACAGTAAAAAAGAGCCACATAATGCGGCTCTTATAAAAGGTATTGCTATTAAGTTTGCATTTCTTCTTATGAAGGTAATGGCAACTCTAGTTATTTTAGCAATCACAAATAAACTTGCTATTATGGCTGGGACTTTAGATAAGTCAATAATGTTTTTAGGTGGCTATATATTAGGGCAATACATGATGAAGGATTGGAATGAGATCATACCCAAAGAATTTCAAAAGGAGTATGGCCCAATAGATTAGTTGAAAGAAAAGATTAACTAATTTCATTGCTTTTAATTCTGAATTAAGACCTAAAAAAGTAGTCAGTCGCTTTGGCAACCAAACAAAGGATTCAATCCAATAAATAGGGTTAATACATTGCCGTACTTGAAATTTATAATATCCTATTGCCTCTTCCATTGTTTGTAAAATTGCTGAAGCAAAATCTTCTCTTTTAGATGGGAATTGGTCCATAACATAAGCCTGACCAGTAGCAATTTGCCCGTAACCGAGTAGTTGACTATAAGCAATCATTTTGGCCGGGACAACAGCAACCAAGCTTAATACTTCAGATTTGTAATGCTGAATATTAAACGTTACTTCGGATTTATTAAGCCACTCAACATATAAATTATATATTTTGTTAGTTCTATACCACTTATATAGGTTAGTTAATAAAATAATACAAATTATGCCCAAAAATATAAGAATACATGACACTAAATCAAAACTCATATAATCACCTCCTTTCATAGGATGTGCCAAAATACGTTATCAAACCTAAATCACGTAATTGAGCGATACCAGAGGATTTCGCTGATTGAAGCATTGGGCTATTAGCTACATTTGGTGCTAATGCTAAAGCTCCTTGCGTCTTAGAATTAACAGAAAAGGCTTTAGTGAATGGAGTAATATTCATTTCCATAGCTTTAGACAAAATACTATTTGGGGTGCTTAAACTTCTAAATTGTGGGTTAACCACCAAGATGTTATCGCAAAGGCTTTTTATCCTTTACTTCTACTTGTTACCAAGTAGTTCAGCATATGTCATTATCCTATCAAAAAATATTATACATGAATAAATGATGAAAATAAAACAAAGAGGTGAAATCAAATGAAAGAAAAAAAGTAAAATGCCCCAAATGTAATGTAGAAGTACGGGATGGAAACTTCTGCGAACATTGTGGGGCGAAATTAAAAGAAGTATGTGATTGTTGGGTATTAAAGAAAAAATACAATTGTGGCTTTGATGAATGCAAAGGTTACAAGTTGTTAATTGAAAGCATCAAGGGAAAAGAATTTTCTTAATGCTTTCAGAGATAACATCAGTAATAACATTTTTGGCTAAACTACTGATTTTAGAAGGTAATTTATTAAACAATATTAGAGTATGAAGCTACTTATCTTTCAAAGTTACCACTGAATAAAGACTAGTAGAGGATATAAACGAGGAATACATATGAAGAAAACAAAGAAAAAAAGAAAATCACCACGTATAACAATCAAGATACATGGTGATTTAAATATGGATAAGTTAGTTAGGTTTTTTAAAATCTCCAATAGAAACAGCAGTTACTAGCGATGTATTCAAAAGGAATGACCCTAGATTATGAGTACCATTAGGAGTAATTAGTTGAATGTCTTTAAGTAGGATAGAATCCTTGTCAAATATCATATGACGGTCTGGATTAGGTATGAAATTTTGGTTGGCTGCTTTTTCAGAGCTTTCTAAAAATTGATAAAGAACTTTTGCCTGTGGATTTGGATCATCACTAAAAACAGGGAGCGCAGATAACAGGCCATGGTTTGTAAGAAGTAATAATCTATTATCTTTTAATTCTTTCATATCTAAAGACATAGCAAAGGCAAGTATTTTTTTATGCATATCCATAATTTCACCTCCTTTCAAGGTCATTATAGCACTAAAAAGGAGATACAGAGGTAATACAAATGAAAGAAATCAAAGAACTAATAAAAAACAGACTAAAAGAAGTTTTAACAGTCCCATATAAAGATGATGTAGATGAACAATTGCGTTCACATGCGGTAAAAACATATATCAGCTCAATCATGATGATAGATGACTATATGAAAGAAGAGCAAGACAATAAATATTTGATCCACAGGATTAATCTAAATCGTTAAGAGGAAAGAGCAATGGAAAAGAATAGTAATGCATTAATGAATGAGATTAGTAAAGAGGTTAGTCAAAGGCGAATTGTTAAATTGATTGAAGCTAAGAACCTTATTAAAGAAGTAATACATTATGATCCAAGTGAAAAATCAAAACATAAAACAATAGTTAACATGATTGATGGAGCAATTGTGGATGAACTTAAAGTCCAAGAAAACCATATAAATAAAACTACAAATAAAGTAGAAGTCATTACTAATCCTAAGCTAAAAGAACATATGAAGTTAGCACTAAATAGTAACTCGTTAGAGTATGACAAGAGATTATCTAGTGATGAGGCTGTAAATCATTTAGCAGATACATTTATTCAAATGAAAAACATTATGGACAGAGTAGCAATTGAAGATTGTTGGTACTCGAAAGAATTTTGGGAAGAAGTAGAAAATGCCATTATAACAATGGCTGTAATAAAGGCATTTGGAGTTGGGAAAAAATCTGAACGTTATTTAGGTGTTGTTAAGAAGGTTGTAAGAGGACTAAAGGACGTATAAATGGATAGAAAAAAAGAGCCACATGATGCGGCTCTTATAAAAAGTATTGCTATTAAGTTTGCATTTCTTCTTATGAAGGTAATGGCAACCAAACAAAGGATTCAATCCAATAAATAGAAATTAAATTATTAATTATGTTGAGACAAAAACGAGGTTAAAAATGGAAGGTTATACATATATGTTATTAACTTTGGGATTTCTATTTTCAACGTTTATTAATGTTACAGTAGCGGGGTTTTTAACATTAAAAATGTCTGAATTTATAGAGAAGAAACTTTTTGAATTAGAGACAAATTTTCTTAAAGCTAAAAGCTAGCTCAGTTAAATATCCATTGTAGGTAACTATTTCAAAATCTGAATAATCAGATAATGGATTATTGCAATCAGAAACTATAAGTGAATAGAATTCAGTTTCTTTAAATCTAGCAATAGAATCCGCATTTTCAGAATCAACTAAAATACCGCTCAAGTTTCTGGTTGGTATTGAAATTAATCCTAATCGATTTAGGTTTGCTATAGAAATACAGTGTGATTGGTCAAATTCTTTAAAGTTTTCTGACAAATATATATCTGTTATAGAGTCCGATACATTCGGGGTAGATTTTCTTCTTAAAAGACATCGTAAAAGGGAGGTAGGATTCTCAAATTCTGCAAGTATTTTAGCATCAGTAGGGTTCATTTGTTTTAATATTTCAATAAATGAATGATGAACTAAATTTCTTTTTCGATCGTCCATATCAGAGGTTATTAATTTGGAAAACATTTCTCTAATAGATTCTTCCTCTATGTAATACTTGGAAGCTTCGATTGCAGGACCGATAATACTTAATCGTGGTTCAACTCTATGATTTTCGGGAATATTAGAAAAATTTCCTTCAACACTACGCTTGTATTCTAAAAGTGAATGCTCATGCTTAATAACTTGTTTTTTAGACCAAGTATTTATATAGGAAAAGCAACCATTCCAAACATTTGCTAAGGTTTCACCTGCAGCACTTGCGACAGGGTTTAAGACCTTATTTACTGGTTCTGGCAAATTGAGATTTAAATCCATAAAAAGACATCCTTTCTGGAAGATTTGAAGTATTTCTAATAAAAAAGCAATTAAAAGTAAAGGGATATTAATTGAGTGACTCAATAATCAACAATAATAGAAAAATTCTTACAAGGTGATTATACCAATTATAAAAAACAGATGAAATAGAGAGGAGAATTATTTATGCTAACAATTCAAATAGAAGGACCTATGAAGAAAATGATGGAAGATAAATTCATGGCAGCTTATGAGAGAGCATCTAATGCTAAGAGAGAACTAGAGCTAGCACTTATAGAGTTAGAAGAATTAGGAATGAAAGTTGATGTAGTTTATTTATCTGATAAATAAAGGCAAGGAGTAGAGATGGAAAGTGTTCAACCAAAGTATGTGCCTATTAGCACATTAGCTAAGATATGGGGGCGCAGCAGAATGTATATCTACAGAAGAGTAGATATGATCCGCAATGAAGGAAAGTTTAATGATATATGCCTACAATTAGGACCACAACAAACGTTGGTTCATGTAGATAAATTCGAAGCCTGGATGAAGGGCCAGAATATGAAGTGGTTAAAGGGGGCATAACAATGAGAACCAAGTTAGACATTATCACCAATATACAGTTGGTGCTATGGGTAATAATTATAGGCCTATGTGGAGGCATAGAGTTTCTACATGGCTGGAATATATTATTAAACATTTTAATGATGATACTAACAGGGGCAATCATATTCCTGTTAAGCACATTAAAGGGGGTGATGAAACATGAATACAAAAGAAAGAGGGCTTACGCTGCTAGGAAGATACCTAAAGCTCAATGAGACAGAGGTTAATGAGTTAAGAGAAAAAATCAAAAATCTTACTTATAATCGCCAACATCAATTATTAAACTTTACCATTCTAGGCAACGGAAGAGTAATATTCCTAAATCAAAAACAGGATGGATGGAATATCCGTATCACAGGGAATGGGCCAATACGAGAAGGGCACTTAGCAACGATGGAATCAGTAAGGCGCAACATATGGAGTGAATTAAATGAATAAACCATATTGTGCAATCTGTAATGAAGAAAATAAAAAAAGCCGTGCCTACATTTACTGTAGACAGGCTAAAGGGGCTATATGTATGGAACATTGCGATGCATGTCAGTATTTAGAAGTTGAAAAAGGGGACATGCATTGCAAGTATCCAAGGCAAAAAGAAAAGGCCACTAATTAAAGCAGCCAATTCATGTACGTAAATTACGTAACTAACCTAATGTAATTATATCATACATGGAGCGATAAAGATAGGAAATGCCTGTTATAGAGGTGTTTCTTAATTAACTAGATATAACATATTAACAAATCGACCATGAGGATACATTACGATGAGGAAACGCAGAAAAGTCATATCTAAAAATATGATAGAGGTACTTGATCATCACACATCAAGAACCTATAGAAAGAATGGCAAGCGTGTAAAAAAGAAAAGCATCACACCAGAAGCTATGAAAAAGCAAAATGAAAAACAAGCAGAAGCAATGCTGCGTATGTTGATTGATAACAATTTCAATACAAATGATTGTTATCTTACTCTTACATATAAAGAACAGCCAGCTACATGGGAAGATGCAAAGAAAGATATGCAGAATTTTATGAGACGGTTAAAACGTAGATATAAAAAACTGGGTAAGGAATTAAAGTACATCTATATTGCAGAGGGAAAAACAAGAATCCACTTTCACATGATCATCAATAATGCTGAATTGTATTCAGATGAAATCAATGAACTTTGGCCACATGGTATGCATAAGCTGATGTTGTATCAAGGTAGGGCAGAAGATGCAATTAGATTGGCAAGTTATTTTGTAAAAGAAAAAAGGAGTGCATGCTATTCAGAAAAAGAAGATGCATTTAAGCGTAGATGGAATAGTAGCAAGAATTTAGAAAAGCCGAAAGTGAAAACGGAAATTCTAAAACCAAGCGAATGGAGAGATTACATCCAACCGCCAAAAGGCTATTACGTAGAAACAGATAGTGTAGTTGAGTCTGTATCAGAAGAAGGATATCCTTATAGATTTTACAGATTAATAAGACTTGAGGAGGGTAAACATGGCACTACTAGGAATAGGCATTGTGATAGGGGTAATGCTAGGAGTATCAATAATGGCATTATGCGTAATTAGTAAAGAATGTGAAAAATGGGAGGAAGAATTAAATGATAAACGTAAATGAGGTATTTTTAAGCGGTAATGTAGTAACGGATGCAGAGCTACGATATACAAAGACAGGAAAGCCAGTACTTACATTTAGAATGGCAACCAATAAATATGTAAACGAGCAACAAACAACACAGTATCACAATATTGTATGTTGGGTTGATGCGGAACTATATAGCGGTTTACGGAAAGGTGATTTTGTAGCCGTAGCAGGTGAGTTGCGTTCTAGATCCTATGAAGATAAAACAGGAGCAAAACGATATGTAACAGAGGTAGTGGCACAAAATCTTACATATGGGCATAAACAAAATGAAAGTCAAAGTAATTTTGATGGGTACGGAGAGGAAGAAAAGATTCCATTCTAGGAGAAGTTATTATAAAACGAGGAGGCAACATGAAACCAATCATATATAAAGGCCTTAGATTAGGTACTAATAAAACTGAATGGGTGAGTAGTGATGAAATAAAGCAAAGCTACTCACAAATTAGATTATTAGCAGTACAAAATGATAACTACTCATGGATACCAATTGAGGACGGAACGTTATGCAGAGGTAGTGAGGCAAAAGATTGTATTGGAAAGCGCATATACGAAAATGACATTATAAAGTTTGATTGCAAATCAATACAGGATATTCCATTAGTGGCAGAAGTTTATTATAGTCGCAATAAATATCAATGGCGGTGTAATACAGTTGCTAAAGGTAGAGAATTAGATTTTGATTTAGCGTTCATTGTAAATAATGGCAAAGTAAAAGTAATAGGAAATAAATTAGAGGGATATGAGCATGAATGATAGATATAGAAATGTGTGTAAAGCACATGATCATATAGTAAAGTGCAGAACAAAGGAAGGTAAAAGGATATTCATACCACATTATGGGTACATGACAATTCCTTCTGATAAATTACTTATAGCTAGAATAAGACGAAGTATTTATAAGGGAAATAGTGCATTTTATAAATGGGTAAGACAACTATGGAAGTACCATGCAAAGGGTGTAAGTTTAGAGAAATAAATTGCCATAGTAAATGTGAAAGCGATTTAGAATATATGAAGATTTTAGATGCGTGTTGTGGACCTAAAATGTTTTGGTTTGACAAAGAAAATAATGAAAATAAAAGGAGAAATAAACATGAATAAGATTGTATCAGCTTTATTGGTAGTAGTTATGATTGGTGCGGTAGTTTGGAGTTTTGCGTTTGGTGTTCCGATGTATATGGTGTGGCAACAACAAAAGGCGGGTGAGGCAGAACTTGCAAGGGCAGAACAGAACAGACAAGTTGCAGTATTAGAGGCTAAAGCAAAATTAGATAGTGCTGAAAGCCTAGCACAAGCAGAAGTGAAACGTGCCGAGGGTACTGCAAAAGCAAATCAAATTATCGGTCAATCATTGAAAGGTAATGAGGCATACATTCATTGGTTATGGGTTGATACTTTGAAAGATAGTAAAGACCAAATTATTTACATTCCAACAGAGGCTGGTGTGCCTATTACTGAAAGTTTCAGATTGAAAGAAAATAAATAAAATGATGTTAAAGACATTAAGCGTGTTAGTAATAAAGGAGATATCATGAAAATAGTAGCATTTACATTAGGCACACAGAAAAGAATATCTTTCACAAAAGAAAATAGTAATGGATTTATAGAAGCGTATCAGTTAAATACAAGAGATATGTTTAGGCCGGAACTAAGAACGGCTTACGAAAAGGCAAAGGATTTTTTATTAGAAGCATTTAGTACGTTTAAATTTGCAAAATCAGATGCAATTATTATTACAGCGATGGGTATTCAATGGGATAAAGATTTCCCACTAATGATGAAAAAGGTAAGATTTAACATAACATTAAATAATAAGACGAAGGATGTTTGTAAAATTCAAACATCATGGATACAGGTAACAGAAAAGAACCAAGCAATGCTAGAGCCAATTGTTGATGAGATAGAAGCGTTTGTAAATGGAGAAAGAGCGCAAGGAAAATTATTTATGGATGATATTAAACAAGTACCAATGGCAACACAGAGACATTTAGCAGCGTATGAGACTGATGAATTTGATGCGGATGATAGTCATGTATTTCATGTGAATGATCTACAACCAAAAGGAGTAACACAATGACAGGACAATTAATATATGTAGCACATCCTTATGGGGGAGATGGAAAAAACAAAGCATCCATAGATGACATTATGAAAGATTTAGTATTGAAAGATAAATACAATACATATCTCTCACCAATACATAATTTTTCTATGGTTTACTTTGAAAAAAGATATGCAAAGGGACTAGAGATTTGTTTAGACATGTTAGACAAATGCTCAATCTTAATATTGTGTGGTGATTGGCAAAAATCAAGAGGGTGTATTGGTGAATGGGCATTTGCAAAAGCGATGGGGCATAAAATATATACACTTGATGAATGGAAAGCATACATTGAAACACAAGGGGATATTAGTAGATGACAGGAAGGGAATATTTAAATCAAATTCGTGATACAGATTTAAATATTAGGTGTAAGGAGAGAGAAATATTTAGATTGCGACAAGACATAATGAGCCTTCAAGCAATCGATTATAGCAAGGATAGAATTACTGGTGGTCAACCAATAACTATTGCAGATAAAGTAGCGAATCTTGATGCGGTTACAGATGAGATTATGAAAGAATGGAGTACATACCTACAAGAGAGAGAACGAGCAAGGTTTATGATCAATCAAATTCACAGTACAAAACAAAGGACGGTATTAGTAGATAGGTACATTAATGGATGTACATGGGAAAAGGTAGCAGAACTAATTGATTGTTCAAGGCAGAATGTTCATAATCTACATAAGAGAGCAATCAAAAATTTTGAGGAAATATATAAAAAGGTTGCTATTATTTGACACTCTATATATGAGATACTGTATGTGGGCATGAACGGGTTGAACACGTCAAGCCTCCTTAAAAAACTACATACCCTAAAAGGACTTCATCATAATTGGTCGCATAACACGATATGATGCGGTCATTTTTGGTTTATAAGAGGAAATATGAAGCACAAAAGAATTATATCGAAGAAAACAATTAATGAGATACGCTCTACACGATGTGAAATTTGCGGTCAAAGGACAAACATTGAACCGCATCATATTAATACACGTGGAAGTGGTGGCGGTGATATTAGAGAAAATCTAATCCAACTATGTACACAATGCCATATCAATACACATAGTGGACAACATCCAACAAAAGATGATTGCTTAAATAAAGTAGCAGAGCGTGAAGGTATTACATATGATGAAGTGTATGCTATTAATAGGAAAGCCATGGGGTATGAGGTATAAAATTTAGTATCCTAGAAAAAAGGGTGGGTTAAAAAATGGCAAAGGAGTATTCTAAAAACTTCTATAATTCATATAGATGGAGAAGATGCGCAAAAGCATATGCAGAATCAAAATTATATATATGTGAAAGATGCCATGGGTTAAAAAGCGCAAACAAGGTTGACGGAACTAGACAACGTTGGGTAGTACATCATAAAAAACCTCTAAACCCAAATAATATTAATAATGATGAAGTTGCTTATGGATGGGATAACCTTATGTTCTTGTGTATTGAATGCCATAACGCAATACATGCAGAACTAGATGCGCTGGCAGTACCAAATGGAATCACTAGCGGTGCAAGTCTATTGATTAAGCCTACACGTGATTTGATATTTAATGAGATGGGCGATTTAGTTGCGGTAAATGATAATGAATATGATAACGATTGACTCCCCCCCATATTTTTATGGTGAAAATAATTTTTTCTACACCGGGGCAGCAGTTTCGTTTAAAACACAGGTCGCACATGTGAGGGGTGTGGTTAACAAAGGAGTGATAGGAGTTGACAAATGAAGAAAAAGAAAAAATAAAAAAGAAGAGAATTACAGAATATAACAAGATTTTTAAGGAACTTCCACAAGAAAAGAAAAAGTTGATTAGAAAATCAATTGAGCAAGCTGTACACATGGAAATGCAGTTAGATGAACTACAAATTCAATTAGAAAAAGTAGGATTTGTAGAAGAATATTGCAATGGAAACAATCAATTTGGTAAAAAAGAATCGACTGAATCAAAGGCTTATAACACGTTGATGAAAAACTATATTGCCATCATAAAAGTACTGTTGAGCGAATTGCCACAGACTAAAAATGAAGATGATGATGAGGGATTTAAGAAGTTTATTATGGAACGTGTTAGACGATGAACCCAATCAGAGAATACTATAACCAAATCATTGATGGTGAAATAGTTGTATCTGATCGTGTTCGTAGGATATATAAGCATTTAGTCGATAAGTTAGAAAACCCAAGTCAATATATCTATGATAAGGACAGGGCAGAAGTTGCAATTGATTTCATTGAGCTGTTTTGCAAGCATTCTAAAGGTAAGTGGGCAGGAAAACCAGTAATCTTAGAATTATGGCAAAAAGCAATGATTGCTGCATTATTTGGCTTTGTTGATAAAGATACTAAAGCAAGAGAATATCAAGAACTTATATTGATAGTGGCACGTAAAAATGGTAAGTCCACTGTAGCGGCCGCAATAGGCCTTTTTTTATTAATTGCAGATGGTGAAATGGGCGCTGAAATATATAGTGCTGCAACAAAGAGAGACCAAGCAAAAATTATATGGGATGAAGCGGCTAAAATGATTAAAAAAAGTAAGTCGCTAAATAAAGTTTGTCATATTCGTGTAAATAGAATTTTGTGTGATGTGAATGATGGTAAGTTTGTACCGCTTGCATCAGACTCAAATAATCTTGACGGATTAAATGTTCATGGGGCCTTAATTGATGAATTACATGCTATCAAAGATAAGAATTTATATGATGTTATCGTTGATGGTATGAGCGCACGTGAACAACCACTAACTATTATTACAAGCACAGCTGGTACAGTTCGTGAAAGTATTTACGATATTAAATATGATGAGGCTTGTCAGATTGTAGATGGGTATGATGATGAACAAGGTTATAAAAACGAACGCATCTTACCAATAATTTATGAGTTGGATAGTCGCAAGGAATGGACAGATCCTAATTGCTGGGCAAAAGCTAATCCGGGTTTGGGAACGATTAAGAGTGTTAGTCAATTAGCTGAAAAAGTTAAATCTGCACAAAATAATCCAATTCATGTAACTAATCTTCTTACAAAGGACTTCAATGTTCGTGAAACATCATCAGAAGCATTCTTAACTTTTGAACAATTAAATAATACAGCAACGTTTGATATAGAAGCATTAAAGCCTAGATATGGCATAGGTGGCATAGATTTATCTGCAACCACGGATTTAACATGTGCCACATTGTTATTTATGGTACCTAATGATCCTGTAAAATACGTTAAGCAAATGTACTGGATACCAGAAGATTTATTTGAAAAACGAGTAAATGAAGATAAAGTACCATATGATGTATGGTACAAAAGAGGATTTATACGAAAATCACCGGGTAATAGAATTGACTATAGGTTAATTGTTGAATGGTTTAAAGAAAGACAAATGGAAGATGATATCTATTTATATAAATGTGGGTACGACGGATGGAGTGCAGCATATTTTGTAGAAGATATGAAATCAGCGTTTGGGCGTTCTGTAATGAATCCAGTCATTCAAGGTAAGAAAACCTTGAGTGGGCCAATGAAAGCACTAGGAGCAGAACTAGAAGCAAAATTAATCAACTATGATAACAATCCTATATTGAAATGGTGTATGGCTAACGTGGAAATAGATGTAGATCGTAATGGTAATATCCAACCAACAAAATCGATTCATGCAAAGAAAAGAATTGATGGATTTGCATCAATGTTAGATGCATACGTTGAGTATGAACGAAATCAAGAAGATTACCATAATGTCATTTAGGAAAGGAGGTGAAATGATGAACTATCGAAATATCTTTAATAAAATATTTGGATTTGGAAATACAGATAAAGCGAATCTAACTGGGGCAGAGTTTCTAGATGGATATACGAATGTATTTACCCCTTTTAGTGGAGTACCATATGCAGATACGACGTTTAGAGATTGTACAGATACGATTGCTAGACATTTAGGGAAAATGAAGCTTAAACATGTTAGAAAAACAAGTAATGGAATGGTACAGGGTTCTATATCTATTAACCACATATTAGGGACAAGACCAAATCCATTTATGACAGCAAGTGAGTTTTTAGAAAAAGTAGTTGCACAATACTTTAATTACAATAACGCATTTATTTATGTAAAGCGTGATGTAAATGGTGTGATTGAGGCACTATATCCATTAGACTTTGGAAGTGTAGAAGTCAAAGTGGATAAGGAGAGCAATCTATATGTTAAATTCCAGTTTATTAATGGTAAAAGTATGACAGTACTGTATGATGCGGTTATTCATATTAAACGGCATTTTAACAGTCATCAACTATTTGGTGAAGATAACTCAAGAGCCTTAAAAGAGGACTTGGATTTACTCCATGCAGTAAAGGCCGCAATTATAAATTCTGTTAAAAATGGTAACTCTTTACGTGGCATTATCAACTTTGAAGGTACTGTACGTGAAGATGACCAACAGGAACTATGGAAGAAGTTTAATGATCGTTATGTATCAAATGCAAATGGTAGTGGGATTGCTACATTGGATAATAAAGCAACATTCCAACAGTTAACAACAACTATCAGTACTTTTAATAAAGGTCAAATGGACTTTGCAAGAGATATGGTATATAAGCATTTTGGCTTAAATGAAAAGATTGTAAGCGGTAATTACACGGAAGATGAATACATAGCATTTTATGAATCTGTATTAGAACCAATTGCTATTAAATTAACGCAGGAATTTACAGAAAAACTGTTTACAAGCCGTGAAAAGGGACATGGAAATGAAGTGATAGTTGAAAGCAATAGACTATCTTATATGTCTGTAGCAAGTAGGATTCAAATTTGTCAAACGCTATTGCCTACAGGGGCTGTTACAGTAAATGAAATTCGTGAAATATTTGGTTATGAAGGTGTTGAGGGTGGAGATGAACGCCTTGTAAGTTTAAACTTCGCTAAGTATAAAGACCTTTCAAAATATCAAATAAATGCATCGAAAGGAGGTGATACAAATGAGGAAGAACCGAAAAATGGAACACCGAATGATGACGGTGCAAGCGATACAGACTGACACTGATGATATTCAAACACGAACAGTAGAAGGATATGCTGCAGTGTTTAACGAAGAAACACTAATTTGGAAATCTGAATATACTGGATATGAATATCGTGAAGTGATTTTACCGGGCGCATTTGATAATACTGACTTCAGTCAATGCGTATTGAATTACAATCATGGCGGCATGCTATTTGCTAGAACCGCTAGTGGAACATTGCAGTTAACTGTTGATGAAAAAGGATTGAAATTGACAGGGAATGTAGCAGATACTTCGATTGGAAATGATGTGTATTCTTTAATTAAACGTGGTGATCTAAATAAAATGTCATTTGCCTTTATTGTTAATGGTGAAGAAGAAGAGATTGACCGAGAAAATAAAGTCTATACACGGAAAATTAAATCAGTAAAAGCGGTATATGACGTATCTATTGTAGATAACCCTGCATATAAAGGCACATCGGTTAGTGCTAGGGCAAATGGGGACTATGAGAGATATGAAGATATCGAAAAAAGAAAACGGCTAACATTATTGGCCATGACATAAAAAGTATTAGACACGCAGTAAGCGTGTTTTTTTATTACCTAAAAGGAGAGATAATATGAATCGTTTGGAACAAATTAGACAACGTAGAGCAGAATTGCGTGCAATGTTGGAAGACACTACACAAGTTAACTTGAATCTTGATGAAATTGAAACTGAGTTGCGTGCATTGGAAGCAGAAGAAACTGAACTAGAACGTAGAACAGCAATTTTGAATACTGTTCCTACTGCTACTACAGTGCCTGTACCTGTAGCAGAACAACGTGCACAAGGTGCAGAAGTATTTGATTCTGTAGAATATCGCAATGCATTCATGCAATATGTAATGAACAATACACCAATTCCTGCTGAATTACGTCAAAATGAAAATACATTAACTACAGATATTGGTGCAGTAATCCCACCTACAGTTTTAAACAAGATTGTTCAAAAAATGGAAAGTGTTGGCATGGTATTGCCATTAGTTACCAATACAAACTTTAAATCTGGTCTTGCAATTCCTACAAGCAATGTAATGCCTGTGGCTACATGGGTAGCTGAAGGAACAGGTTCTGATCGTCAAAAAGCAACAACTGGAAACATCCAATTTGGTCACTTCAAACTACAATGCCGAGTATCTATTTCTTTAGAAACATCTGTAATGGCATTATCTGCGTTTGAAAATATGATTTCTAATAACGTATCCAAAGCAATGGTTAAAGCTATTGAGAATGCTATTATCAATGGTACTGGCAATGGTCAACCTACAGGCATTTTAAAGGATGCGGCTGCTGGCGTGAAATTAGATGTTAAAGACTTTGACTATGCAACACTTGTAAAAGCAGAAGGCGAACTACCTGTTGAATATGAAGAAGGCTCTGTTTGGGTAATGACAAAGAAAACCTTTATGAACATTGAAGGTATGACAGATAAGAATGGTCAACCAATTGCACGTGTTAACTATGGCATGGGTGGGAAACCAGAACGCTCTATTCTTGGTCGTAGCGTATTGATTGTGCCTTATCTTAAAAACATTGATGCGGCTACAGCAGGTGATATTGTAGCGTTCATTTATCGATTTGAAGATTATGCATTAAATACTAACTATCAAATTGGCGTAAAAACATATGAAGATAACGAAACAGATGATATTGTTCGTAAATCTACAATGATTTGTGATGGCAAGCCTGTTGATACCAATTCTTTGGTTAAATTAGCGAAGAAAGCATAGGTGTAATTTATGTTGACGGTAGAAGATGTAAAACTTTATTTACGAATTGATGAAGATATTACAGAAGATGATATGTTTATCGATGAATCCATCTCTGCTGCTGTCACGTATATTGAGCAAATGACTGGGAAACCATATATTGACGAGCCACTATACCGTAGAGCCGTTCAATATATGGTTGCTCATTGGTACGAAAATCGTGAGGCAACTTCCTCAAAAACATTTGTTCATGATTTACCATTCACGCTAGCTCCTATAATTCGTCATATTGCACTATCTAAAAATTATCCTAAAGAGGTGACAGAGAATGCTTAATATAGACGGAATCGGAAGATTAACGAAACGAATTGAAGTACTGGCGTATCAAGATATTGAAAGCAATGGAATTACTAGGCAAAAATTAGTAAGGCTAATTCCGAACAGAATTTGGGCACGTATTGAACCGTTACGTGGCAGACAATATCTAGAAATGTATAAAGAAAAAGTAGACGAATTACATAAGATTACAATCAGATATAGAAGTGGAATAACTGATGGTGTGCTAATCAGATATAAGGATGTAGTCTATAAAGTTAAAACTGTAATTGATCCATATGAAGAGCATACGAAGTTAGAATTGATGTGTCATATCTATAAACGAGGGAAATAATGGATATAAAAACTTTCATGGGGAGATTGGACTCATACATTAAAGAGTATCCATTAGAGGCGGAAAAAGCTATGCGGAAAGAAGCTAATCGAATGAAAAAGGAATTAGTTAGCGTATCACCTGTTGGTAAAGGTAGAAAACGCAAAATTTCCAAGAGTTGGAAAATGGCAATCAATGGTAATAGTAGCAGTACGCTAGAAGCAACATTGCGAAATACATCACCTCATTTTCATTTAGTTGAACGTGGGCATGTGATGAAAACTATGCATGGAAAAATTAAAGGATTCAAACAGGGGACATTTTTCTTTAAACGAACAGTTGAAAAGAATCGTAATGATATAAGAGAAGCTGTTGGTGGACACATGTTTAAAAAGCTGAGGAAGAAGATAAAGAATGGCTAACCGATTATCACAAGTGGCAATATGGAAAGCTGTGGCAAAGAAACTACATGACGAATATAAATGCACGGTTTATAGTGACGAGGTTTTAGAAGAGTTCACTATGCCGTGCTTTTTTGTAAAGCTTTTAATGAGTTCAGAGATGCAAACAAAGAACTTTATTAAAAGAAATGTAACTATCATTGCTACATATTTCCCTAGCAATGAAGATAAGGATGAAGAACACTATTTAACAGTGTTTGATAAATTTTTAATACTGTTTCAAATGGGATTTCCTGTTGGTGATCGTTATTTACATGTGGATGATATTCAGCAAGATAGAGTAGGAGAGGAAGATGATATCTTACAAATCACAATGGATATTACATTTATGGATACAACAGGACGAATTGAAAAAATGAAAGAAGAAGGCATCATGATGGGTGATGTCTCATTAACAGTAGAAGTGGAGGATAAATAATGGCTAAATTAGGAATGCCTACAGTTGTAGTTAAATTTATTGAAGCTGGTATTGAAGCCAT